CAAGGGTTCGTCTGAAACCCACTTTGGTGCGGGGATCGGGGGTCGTCAACTGCAACTGTCGGTAGCCCCCGACACTATTTAAATCTGTCGTTCGGGCTGTACAGCCGATTTTGCGGGGTTTCGTGGCCGTGAGCATACGTATTTTGCAATACGTAGTGTCGAGTAGGTGATACTGTGGGTGCGTGGCGACGGCATGATTGCTCGACAGGACAATTTGATCAGCAAGGGCCGTGAGGCGGCTGAAAACAAGCAGTATGGGCAATTAGTGCTTGTCGAAGGGTCGCGTGGCGGATCGCGAGCATGGCAGATTGATGGGTAGCGGGCTTGTAACTGTTGTTAGTAGGGAGTACTGTCGATAGAATGGCTGTGAATGGGGCGGCCTGTCTGTCGACCCAAATTGCCCATGATCCCCATGGCTTGCCGACCCCCACATCGACCATGCGTCATGCGTGTGAAGCGACGAACCGTAGACATGGGTCACACGGCGGCTATGCGCGCTCACAGACCGCTTGAGAAGGGGGTGTTAGTGGTCGAGTCACGGCGGTCTAACAGCGTTGAGAAAGCGCGCAACGGACCGTGAGGCGATTCCGTACATAGCGGGCTTGTCGACGCCGTCCACGGCAGTCTGATACGGGAGCATGGGGGTGGGTGCCCCCCGTCAAAAATAGCTGGTGAATGGGTTCCATGACACCATGGGGGAGGCCCTCACCACAGCGCACTGTACGACAAGCAGACAGTGCTGCACAGCAAGCAGACCATGCTGTACGGCCAGAGAGACACTGTACCACCAAGGTAGTTGCTCCCGATCGAGAGGACCGTCTACTATCCACCGTACCGTGACTGTCAGCGCCGCCCCACACTCTCCACGTCAGTAGTATGTGAGGCCGCAGCGACAGTCTGACTGCGTTTGGCAGACCCTCTCTGCCCGATTAACAGCCCTTTATATGCTTGGCACCCCCCGTGCTCGGCAGAAACCCTTGCCAATCAGACCCCATGCCCGTCAGGCACCGTGCTCGACAGGGACCTCTGCTCGCCAGGAACACTGATAGACAGACACCCCGCCCGACAGAGGCAGTGGCCAGCAGACCATCCGCTCGCCAGACAGCGTGCTTGACAGAGCCTCTTGCCGATCAGACTCCCTGACCATCAGAAACCGTGCTGGGCACCCCCCTTGCTCGGCACCCCCCTGCCCGACCCACGCACCGTATGCGACGACAGACAGTAATCGTCAACAGCTACCGACAGACTTACCTGTCAGCAGCCCGTACAACGCGATGAGTAGGCAGATGACCGAAGCTGACGACTCGGATGGATCGACGCAGCCGCCACTGTCGCTTACGAGGCGCCGACACCGAACGACGCAGGCCTCTGTTCTCGATAGTGAGGTTCCATCTCACATTCCAACGGACGAGCGGGGGCAGACGGACTTCGATCCCAACGACGTAGCAAAAAGCAAGCGTGAACGCTACAAGCGGTGGCGAAAGCTCAACGACACGTGGCGGAGTGACGACGGCAAGTCCAAGCGTCACGATGGCGGTATCAAGCGCGACATAGGGGTGATCTGCTCCACACTCGAGTGTACCGATCGGCAACAAGAGCGTGCCACGTGGCTGGCAGAGAACATCGATATACAAACGGACCTGTCCCGACAGATGGCACTGGAAGCAGCCCTGCTCGGCATGGTGGTCCTGGCCTGCCGTGAGGACAGACGTCGTGTCCGCAACGAGGACGCCTTCGATGAAATCCGCACTGACCTGGACGTATCGAGTGCCGCAGTGGATCGGGCAATCAGAAAAGTCCGCGACACGGACGCCTACACGTCGCCGAAGCACTGCTGAGGGCAGACGGACTGCCCATCATACTTCCTTCGAGATTAGTACCCGTGAGCCGTACGTATGACGAACGAAGTATAAGTACTGTCACTCCACCGACACACTGCTCTCTGCTCGACAGGCACACTGTCCGTCAGTACCACTGCTCGACAGACCCTGTGCTCGCCACGAGCCTTGTTCGACAGAAACAGTGATCGTCAGTTCTCTCTCGCGTGGCTCACCACGGGCCTTGTTCGTCACCCCCCTTGCTCGGCAGGCATACTGCCCATCAGACCCATCTCGTCAGGGGCCTTGGGTACCATGGTACATTGCATACAGTATTAATGGTTAATAATGTACCCAGGGCTCATGTTGTACAGTATTCCTGACCACAAGGAACACTGATGTACTGTCACTGACACGGCCACTGCCAGCGACGTCAACTGTACATACGAACTGACCGTACATAAGTCTAACGCCAACGTCGTTCTCGGATACCATTTATAAGGTCAGGCGTCCCAACACGTATACATAGAGAGGTGGTGCGGGGACAGACTCTCTCTCTCGACAGTGAGATTGCGTACAGACTTTCTGTCGACAACGAAACGGTGTACAAAGGATCTGTCGACAGTCCCAATACGAGAGTCAGTTCCCACCCCCCACGACAACGCGGTCAGAAAAACTGACGTCAGGGACATCTGTATTATAGAACTACTGTTACTACAAGACCCATTGTGTATTGATGTGCCGCCAATGTGATGACCCCGACTGCGTGTTCGATGACGCCGAACACCACCCCGACCAATGGGACGATCAGAAGCCAAGGGACTCGAACGATCGGCGGTACAATCCCTACCAAGGGTCTGTCTCGCCAACGGACGGGCGCTGTAATGCACTGTTGACCAACTGGCGTGAGCGCTACGAGGAACCCCGTTACTGCATGGGGATGACCGAGGACACCTTTATTGCAGATGGATCGTCCTTTTGCAAGCGCCACAAATCCCGCGACGCACTCATGGAACGCGCCAAGGACCTACTGACCCACGGCATCTACGCCCAGTCGATACAGCACGTCTTCGACAAGCTCCCCGCTTGGCAGCAGCTCCAAGGTGTTGGTTTTTACGATGCTTATCTCGTCGAGAGCCAGTTCGACTTCGATGCGAGGATGGAAGCCTACGAGATCGACACTGATGGACTGTCTGAGGTCTTTGACACAGACGCCCTCGGCGGGATGGGTGTCGACACTGATGGGGACGTACTGCCCGTGGAAATCCCCGTGCCGACCGAGCACGAGACTCGAGCATGGGCACTGTTCCGCGCTGCAGTGATGGACGTCAAGGCCCAAAGTGCCGAGCGAGAGCTACTCAGCGGCGACACCACTGCGATGGAGCGCGAACAAGTGGTCGACGTCACTGAACATGGCAAACCCATCTTCGACGAGGACGAGCATCATCTCAACCTCCCGCTCAGTCGGATCGACAAGGACAAGGACGAACTCCTCGCGTATGGCGGTGTACCCGTGGACAGTAATGCTGACGTGGACGTTTCTGTTGGTGGGCCCGAGGAGCTGATCGTCGATCTCGAGAGTGGTGGTCCTCGGGGCGAGGAGCCCGCCGTGACAACGACCGAGGAAAACCCCGTACACGAGGCTGCCATGGAGGCTGTCGACGATGGGCTCGAAACTGCGCTGCCCGAGGCTGACGTCGAGGCTGACGCTGACGAGGACAGCTGATGGGACTGACCATCCACATCCCCGAGGAGCACCGTAATGGGGAGACGATGGCAGAGATGGCTGCACAGCTACACGCCCTCGCTGAACGTCGACGGAATCGTTGATCCATGCCACAGTCCGACAACCACGGCCTGAACGTTCCCAGTGAGGACACCCTCGACTGGAGTGGTCTGCTCAACGAGAACTGGCGTGATCTCGATCGAAAGGTAGAGATCCGCGATACGGACGCGAACAAGAGCAACTACGAGCCCGAGGACACCGCCGTCTACCGCGCTACGGACACGGGAGCGATCTATCTGGGCGACGGAACCTCGTGGGCCCCTCTCTCGATCTGTGCTGATACTGTTTCGGCAGCGACGCTGGTCCATCTCGACCCCCAAGGTTCGGAACCGCCGTCACCATCGATAGGGGACGTCGCGCTTGCCGATGGCACCAACTGGGACCCCGATGGTGACGGCACTGCCGAGACGGTCATCTACAACGGCACGGAGTGGATCGAGGACACCGACTTGGATACGTCACTGTAGCATGACAGCGATACCGCTGTAATGATGTCTCACCTCAAACACTAACGGCACGCTCACTCGGCCGCCTCGGTGGATAATTATTTTTCAATTGACACGACTGATACGACGGACACGACTAACACACCATGGCACGAACCGCCTTCAGCGAACAGATCCGCGACACGAATACCCACTCCGAGCGCAGTCGCTACTCGGTGAACAACGGCGTTTTGCAGATCGTCAACGACCTCGATGCCGAGGTCAGCCTGACGTTCTACGGGACGCACATGGATGACACCAGTGGCGACGACGCGGTCCAGCTCGGCACGCTCACCGTTGGTGCTGACACCGTCGACCGCGAGGCCCTCTCGGAGCCTTGGGACCAGATTGTCATAAAGGCCGTGGCATCGAGCAGTCCGACCCGCGGTGATCTTTGCATCTACACCCACGACGAAGCACTATGAGCCTCGATAAGTCCGTCCCAAGCAGCCTTGACGACAGTGCGCCAGTAAATGCTGACGCGGCAACTATTGGAAACATCACCGACAAGTCGTCGGGGAATACCTACGACGTGGACACTCTCTCGTCGGGGTCGGCCACTGTCGAAGACACCGCCAAAGCCCCTGAAACGATTGACAACGCAACGACCATTGGCGTCAACGAGCAGATGAATATTACAACAACGAACGGTGATACGATAACGATGGACAGTCAGGTGACGACAAATGGTCGGTTAGTGATGGATGGTGGTGTCAAATGACGGTCGACAACGATCCGAGTAATGCAACCATCACGATCACGGGAGACATTCCGACGGTGGTCTTTGATGGACAAGAGCCGTCGGGGCGAACCCTCGAACTACGGGAGAACGCTGGTCGAATGGAGATATATGATCCCTCCGCCAGCGAGGTCGTCCACGTCTTTAATACGTTTACGAACGTCGATCTACTCCACCGACAGCCGTCCATTGACGTAACGGTGACGGGGGTACAGGATCAGACGAACCTGTATCATTACTTGGATCAAGACCTGCTGGATTCGATTAGTGAAGCGTATCTGGAAACGGGTCGTACAGATACGGGCAGCGGGGAATCGGTCGACGTAGAGCTATACAACGTTAGTACGTCCAGTGTCGTCACCACAGTAACACTATCGGGAGCGTCGAACCGCACGCGCTCGTCAGATTTCAGTGGGTCCCTCACGGCAAACGATCAGTACCGCGCCCGATTCAACGTCACGAGTGCTGCGTCGTCGGGGACGGCAACATGGTATGGCGCACGGTTAATCTACGTATGAGGCAGATCAACCGAATCGAGCAGGACGGCGATGACGCCATCGTGCGGGTCATCGGGGATACGCCGAGAATCGTCTTCTCGGGGACAGAAGCGAGTGGCACTGACCGTTCTATCGGCGAAGACCGTGGTGATGGTCGGGTGAAGGACGAAACGCAGTCAGATCCCTCAACGATTCATTTCAATCGCCCTCATTCGACGCTCGATGTGCTGCCCACTCGCGTCACGGGCATCGACTCGTCGGTGAACGGCGTAGTTGAAAGGGCTGACTTTCACTTCTCTCTTCCGCAGTCGATCATTGACTCCACAGAGCAACTGTACCTCGAATCAGCACGGACTGATGTGGGTAATACCAAACATGAGGTGAGTATCGAGATTTATGATGTTGATGCGGGATCTGTTGCAGGTGAAAACGGCTCTCCAGCTTCGTATCGTCTTGGCAAGCGGTATAACAGATACATCAACTCAGAACAGTACGTTAGGACGTTCAACATGAGTAAATACCTTGACGGGAACACGAATTACAGAGTGCAGTTGAAGAATCGGAGGACGACGAACTCGTCCAATACCTTCGAGTGGCGCGGCGCGCGGTTGGTGATGTACTGATGCACGCTGGATTCACCGAACGCCGCCCTGAGCACTCCGTTGCAGAGAACAAGGCCGTTCGGGTCGCGGATACGGGAGAAGACATCCATCGGCACACCCGTGACCTATCGGGTGGTCGGGAGGTGAATATTGCTGGCGGGGCTGGTGGGTCTGGAGGCAACGGTGGCATCATCTTCCTCAAGCCGAAGGAGTACGTCATCGACAAGCCGATTGAACTGGTCCACGGGGTCTACCTCGCAGGGATGCAACCCGATCTGCTTGGAGATAAAAATAACTTCTCTGCTAATCACACGTCTATTGTTCCCTCGGCGAACTTCCCCGATACGTCCCCAGCAACTCCACTCATCAGAACTCATCCGCACAAGCAGAGTCGTCATATGCGGATGTGGAACTTCGTTGTCGGGGACGGTAGCAGTAACAACATCAACACGTCGGGTATCTACCTGGATAGCGCCTCGACCGCGTATCTCCAGCGTATTCGAGCAGAAAATAATAACGGGCGGTCGTTCGTCTTCCGCGGTTGTCAAGACCTCTACGTAGAGATGTGTGGCGGTGGAAACATCGACCTTCTCTCCGAGCGCGACCGTCCTGGTAGCGGATCGAGGGACTGCCAAGCGTGGTTCAGGGGTGGTCGGTACAATGGGGTTCGCGTCAATACGTCGCGGACGATTTGGCGGGAGGTCCAAGGCGGCCCGACGGACAGTCGTGGCTATGCCTTCAAGAGCGAGTTTAGTAACGCGGTGATGAATATTCACCGTGGCCTGATAACGTCCGAACCATCACAACAGTCGATTGGCTCCGCAATCTTAGTGGAAAAAGGGGGTTCTATGCGGTTTTCGAACCTCGAAGTGAAATCGGGGGACTATGGCATTTATCTCGGGAGTGATGCAACGCAGAAGCTGTGGATGAACAACTGTAGTGTAACTGACGCTGATACTGCCAATATATGTGTCTCAGGTGTATCTCCATACGGGGTTGCAAATACCTTTATCGGCAACGGTGTCGATGGAGTGTTTTTTGACGGAGCGCAGCCATCGGGCAATTCTCAGTGGAGCAATATCCGATTCGATAGTAATACGGGAACGGCCATCACGTCGAGTGGGACGAGACAGCAGGTTGGTCCATCGTTTCACAACGCTGTGTTTATTGAAAATGGCACCGTGTTGAATGCGACGGCACGGTCTGAGATTGACCTTGTATCTCCCAGCGGCAACTACCGAAACGAGGAAACGGGGACTGCAACGGCGACGGGCGACGGAACGGACCCGCAGACGCTCACCATCACACACAACATGGACGAGACACCAGACATCAGAGTCATGCAAGTGATGCCAACGTCATCGACCACTCCGATGCCATCCATCACGGGTGTGAGTGCATCCGACTTCACGGTGACGTGGAGTGGGACTGTGCCAGCGGATACTGAGAGCATTGACCTGTCATATTGGATAGCGGGTGAATCCCGCGTGCCTACCTTCTAATGGTACGAAAACCAGATCAGCAGAAGTTACGAGAAGTATCGCAGGTTTCGGTGGGTGGTGGATTAGTACAGCTTGAAGATGCACGTAACAGGCGTTTCGAGTATCTGAATCGAAATCAACTGACCAATACGTCACAGTTATCTAACGGCGCGTTCACTCGATAGTCGTTTGCACGAAACCGCGCTATGCCCAACGTCCAGCAGGCACTCACGGAGGCCAACCCCGAACAGCTGCGCCCCCTGAAACACGATCCTCGTCTATATGTACAAAATGCCTGCCAAGCACCCCAACGATCAACTGTCTCAAGTTACTAACACCATTATGCTCGAGAAGTGTCCTGATTGTGGAGTCGAACGCAAGCGTCTATCTCTACATATTACGCAGGGGCCGTGCGAACATCCTACACTCTCAACATATACACGTGACCTACTGCGTGGTGTCCTGATGGGTGATGGAACTATAATGAAAAGTGACAGACACCGAAACGGACGCTTCCAGGTCGAGATGGTAGAACCCGAGTTCTTGCGCTGGTTAGACGACGAACTTGGCTGGCTTGCGACGGGCGTTTCTGTTGCACGCGAGGCGACTAATAGACGCCAGACGCTATATCGACTACGAACGCGCACCCATCCGTTTTTCAATCAACTTCATGAGTGGTATAGTAGTGGTGAGAAGTTGTGGCCTGATGATCTCCAACTATCACCAGCGATGGCGAAGATGTGGTACGTCACTGATGGAACGTTCCACACACACGGTGCAGCGGCGCACATATCAATCTACGCGTGTAATGAAGAGCATCGGCCTGAATACGTCTGTTCTTTGCTTGAAGAACATGGTTTTGCAACGAGGTATCACGGCCATGGTCAGTTTGCCTTGACGGCCCAAGCAAGCCAAGACTTTCTCACGTGGATAGGGGACGCACCGCCTGGGTTTGAGTACAAGTGGGTTGACCACGACGTGCAGTATGAAAAGGTTACAGTATGAACTTCCATGCCTAATATTCAACAGGCCTTGGGTGAGGCCTCACGTGACACGTTGTTGCGAATGAAACACGACCCCCGACTGTACGTCCAATCAGCGTGGCGTCATCCAAATGATCAACGCCGCAACTACGACTTTCGGACCACTGACGGCGAGCAGCGTCTCTGGTACCTGCTGGATGACCACGGGCCATTGAACCCCAACGTGTGGGGTGGGATCAACGTGCTACTGATGGCCCGTGGGTTGCTGAAAACGACGGCGCTTCAGATGATTCTCAACTGGGCGTTCCAGTTTTATGGGCCGATGGGATTCGAGAGCTATCAGGCAGCGCCTCGTGAGGGGCAGATCAGGGAGTTTTCCGAGAAGTTCTCCGAGAAGATCGAGTGGTCGGGCCTTCACGCCAAGCGCGAGAAGGATGCCCTCGAACACCAGAAATTCCGCTTCGAGGTGGACGAACAGCCCGTCTACGCGCACCACAAGGCTGACTCGGGGTGGGGTGAGGGTGACGCCATGCGCGGCCCACACTCCCATCTTGGCGTTTACGACGAGTTTCAAGACGCCTCGAAACGGTCGTTCAACGCTGGCTTCTACGAGGTGATCGACCAGTCCATTGCTGGCGTGCCGTACTTCCCTGTTATCTTCATCATGGGCACACCGAAGATGGAAGGGTCGTTCTTCGAGGACATATGGAATCGATCCGACCAGCGCGAATGGGTGCCGAGTCGTGGCGACCGTGGGGAGTGGGTGGCCCAGTCCAACCCCCGCCAGTACGGCCACGGTGATGACGCACGGCTGGTCCGCGGGTGGCACGTCACGCAGCGAGACGCCCCGCTACACAGCGAAGCCGAGATCGCTGCCAAGCGTGACCTCAAAGACGAACAGGAGTTCAAGAATGAGGTGCTGGCCGAGTTCTACAGCCCCGAGGATCACCTACTCTCGCGACGGCACCTCAAGGCGTGTGCAAACGACGAATTGGGGTTAGTAACCGAGCGCCGCCACGCCGACGCGTTCGTGACGATCGGCGTCGACTGGGGTGGTGGCGATGATCGGAACGCTGCTGATACGGTGATCATCGTCATGGAACACACGCAGTTCGACGCTGACGAGGGGTCTGTACAGGACACCGTCACTCGCACGTACATCGATGACGTCACGTTCGTTCCCCAAGATCACTCGAAAGACGAGGAGTTCCACGAACTGGAGGAGCGGATCATTCAGTTCGACGCGGACGAGGTCGTCGTCGACGACGGGTATGGGTCCAAGCGTCGTGAGGATCTGCAAAAGGGAAACTACACCATGGACCCCGATGGATACCGCCAGCTCGTCGACGCACTTCGATTTGGTAATGTCTCCTCCTCGACGAGGATCAAGTGGAAGGATGACGATGCAAAGCTCCTCGCGACGGCAGACAAGACTCACTTCGCAAAGAGCTTCGTGGACTTCGTCAAGAGCGGGCGATTGGTCATCCCGACGGCCGATCTGAACACCTCGTCAAATGCGCCTGACACCGCCACGGGCAAGCGTCTGTACGAGCAGCTCACTGCTCCCTACGAGGAACGCCGTGAAACCAGCGCTGGCAAGAAGAAAGCCACCATCACCTCCAAGCGATCCACCAACGACGACGCGTTCGACGCTGGGGTATACGCCTGGATGGGCTACCATGCCGACATCCTCGGACCCACGAGTACGCATACGGAGTTTCGGACGATCAGCGCGCCTGGTGTCTGACTGAGACGATACACAATACATGAGTGTTGACACGAACGATACCAACGAAAAGGAACAACAGGGCGGTCGCCCCATCCCGTACATCGGCGATGCAGTCGCGGCCATAGTGATCGTCGGCCTGCTCGGAGCGGGCCTGTACCTCGTGGTCACGGGGTCGATCACTGTCGATAGTACGATCGCGGCCGACATCGAGATCGTCGGGCAGATCGATATTGGATGGGTGTTCTACGTGGTTAGCGGCATCGTCCTACTCGAGCTGTTCGGCCGACGGAAGTTCACCTGGCTCGTAGAGAACCTGAGCATCAGCCGCTAAACGAACCGAATACCATGGCAGCCATCCAGAGCGACGTCGACGTCTACGCGAGTGGTACCACCAACGACGATGGGGAAGAGATCTGCTACGTCGAAGCCACTTTATGGGGTGATGTAACCCCCGAGATGGTCCGCGATCACGAGGTCCGTGTGCAATTTACCAATGGATTTGGCAGTACCGTCACCGTCTATGCCGAGGGTGTCCTTCATTCTCCCGCCACGCGAACCTACGATGCGCGCAGTGAGACCCTCGAGCGTGTGATCGCTGCCACCGAGGCTTCCCTCCCCGCCGTCGAGCAGTCGACGCACTATCAGCTCGTGGACGAGGGCACTCCCATCGGCGCTGCCCCGCGTGTCCCCTACGCCCGCATCGAGCCGTACGATGACAAGGGAGATGGGTGGCCGTACTGGGAGTCCTCGATGGATACTGCTACGGTCCCCCTCGACCAGATGGAAACCTTCGCACGCTACCTCGCTCGCCAAGTGGATGGTGGGGGCAAGTACGGCAGTGATGCTGCTGTCGAGCACTACGACGTGTGCCACGAACAGCTCCTCGAAGTCATTGCGAACAACGTCGCTGGACGAGACGGCGTGCCCGTGGATCGTCTCGATGTGCTCTCCAAGACCTGGGAGGCACGAAAGAATGAAATCGCCGACAACACGGATCTGGGCCTCGCTGAACGCGTCTATGGCGCGACGGCCTACTGGCGTGCTCGCAAGCGACTGGAGCAGCGCATCGTCGACAACACCTTCTGAACGGTGTTCCACGCCCGAACCGTGCTCGATGCCCCCCAAGAGATTCATGCCGCTGTCATCGGCCTGGCGGTTGGCCTGATCGTGCCAAAGGGGGTTGCCGATCAGATCCGTGCCGAGCTACCGTACTTCCTCGGGGCACTGCTCGTTGGAGTAGCGGGCAGACGTCTTTATAAGGCGAGGCGTCCCAACACGTATACATAGAGAGAGAATCAGTAGCCTCGACCTCGATAGACCACTCGTAACAATCCATGTCTGACGACGGCGGCAGTAGTCCCAATGACCTCGACGACGGGTTGCTTCTCGACGCAGTTCGGGCCGATATAGGCAGCGGCGACGTCGCCCGAGAGCGACTCTATTCCGACGAGGAGCCCGTCTGGCAGGACGACACAGCTACTGCTGACGAGGTCGACCCCAAGAAGCTCTACACACAGCCGTCGATCGACGACATCCGCTGGTACTACCGTAACACGTTTGCCAGTGTCATCGTCGACCGCCCCGTCGATGACGCGTTTAAGCACGGGTATTCCGTTCGATCGGACAACGACGACGTCGATGCGTTTCTCCACGATGTGAGCGGCGAGTACCAGTTCGCCCAGAAAAAGGCCCGTCGAGACGGGTTTGCTGTGCTGTGGTTCCGTCTCGATGACGTCAACGACGAGTACCAGCCACCGAGCGGCGTCAGTGGTATGCGAGACATCAGGACGCTGACCATCGACGCGCTGACCGACACTGAGCCCACGGACTTTCGTGACGAGATCGAGCAACTCGACGATGACCTCGGCTTCGAGGACGTCACTGTTGACGAGGACGGTATCGTTTTCGTCACGGACATCAATCATGCTCGCTATGGGAAGCCGCTCGGGTACATCTACGATCCACCCGATCTGAATATCAGTAACGCGCCCTTCTTCATTCATTATACGCGCTGTTATCATCTCGCCTGGCGCCAGACCACCGACTACCGCACGGACAGCGATGAAGCCCGCGGGCGCTGGAAGGGCGACTCGGTGCTGCGGCCAGTGGTCCACTATCTGCGCTCGATCGAGAAAGGCGCCTGGTCGATCACGCAGGCGCTCTGGCGACACTCCGCGCCCCTC